GTAAGAAGGACATGCCGTGCAACAAGCCACGGCGTGCCCCAGCAGGCTCGAAGAAGAAGTCTGTTGTAAAGGCGTGCTCGGGCGGCAAGGAAAAGATTGTTCGTTTTGGCGATTCTAAGATGACCATTAAAAAGTCCAAGCCTGCCCGCAAGAAGAGCTACTGCGCACGAAGCGGTGGCATCAAGGGTGGCAGCAACAAGTTGAGTGCAAACTACTGGTCACGAAAAGCGTGGAACTGCTGAATGGGCGAATTCAAGTTACCGATTGCACTGGTGCTGGCCATGTCTGCGCAACTTGCTGGCGGCGTCTGGTGGGTGTCTCAGCAGGCGGCAACCATTAGCAGCCTAGAAGAGACGGTAAGCCAGCTTGGTTCCAAGATGGCTATAGAAGAAAACGTGAATTTGAAGAGGGATGTAAGTGAACTTATCGAGGCAGTTGACTACATCTGGGCCGAGATTGATGAGGTCTGGGATGACACCGAGGGTCTTGCAATGAGCATCATGGATATCAACGGGATCAAGCAAAGACTTACCGCCATAGAGACGGAACTCAAGTACATCGTCCGAGACTATAACGCTCCAAGGGGTAAATAACAACGCATATCGTGGAAGAAGGGAAAGAAGTAATGAAGTACGGTAAAGCAAAGAGCGCAGTCAAAAAGAAGGCATGTTCTCCTGTCCGCGCTGGCAAAGCGCCAGTTAAGAAAAAACGCTCTGGTCTGAAGACCAAGTAACCCAACACATTCACCATGAACATCAAAAGCAACATCAAAAACATAAAAGAACTCTCTGAAAGTAAGGGGTGGGAAACCATAAACGAAGTGATGAAGGAGGAGATCCTTCAGCTTGCTTTGCAAATGGCTCGTACCCAAGAAATGACGCAACAGCAGATGGACTTTCAGCGAGGCGCAATATGGGCAGCAGAGCAAATGCTCAATCTGCCCCAACGGCTCATCCTTAAACTAGAGGGTGAGCTTTCACTTGATGAAGCCACGAGCCGCCAAGGCCGCTCAGAAAGGAACTAAAATGGCCATTGAACCTAAAATGGATAACGACCAAGTAGCACGCATAGCAGCACGCCAAATGGGTGGTCCTGCACCAGAACCTTCTGCGCCGAAGGAAGCGCCAGAGACCGCTCAAGAGAAGGCGATTTCTGCGGCATCTCCCGAAACAGAGGGCGACAAAACGCAAGCTGAAGCAATCATCTATAATGTGAAGATTGGCGAAGAAGACCGTCAACTTTCGCCTTCTCAGATTGCGGGTACGTACGAACGCTATCGCGACCTCAACTACAAGCAAGCTCAGATGAAGCCCATCAACGACATAGCTAATTTGGTTATGGAGAAGACAGGCCGTAACGCCGAGGACACCGCCAAACTGATGGCGGCAGCTTTGAAGTCGATGACTAAGAACACTCAGATGGGCAACGACCGCCCAGCACAGCCAGGGGTCGCGCAGCCAGTTACCGCACAAAAAGGTGACGCTGCTGCTATGTCCGCAAAGCTGACGGAAGAGTTCTCAAAGTACGAAGACGAGAATGCTATCTCGCTACCACCAGGCTATCGCGAACAATATGACCGCATGGGCCGCATGGAGCAGGCTATGGGTTCTCAAATGCAGATGATGCAGAAGATCCTACAGCAAGCACAGCAGGCGGGTCAGCAGGGGAACGACAGTCGCGACCAGGCTATCGGCTCTCGCGAAGAGGCTATCATGCAATCCATCCGAAACAACTTGGATCGTGCGCAGCAAGCAGCAGGGCTTCCTGATGAGGCTATCGACGACTTCCGTGCGTATGCTTTGGAGCGTGGGTACACAGCAGAGGACTTTGCTGACACCAGCCTTACTGAGAAAGTCATCAACGACTTTAAGAACCAAATGAATACGCCAGAGTTCGAACGCTTACGCGAAATGGCAGGCCGTCGTGAGGCGTACTTACGTTCTCAAGCGGGTGGGCCGACTAGCCAAGCAGCCGAAACAGGCGGTGATGATACCCTCGCACGACTTGCAGCAGGCGCTATGAACCGCCGTATGGGTTAGGAAAAGTCGGCCTTCGGGCCGATTTTTTTTTCATGTGGGACGACCACTACAAAGTTTTCTGACAATATCTAGTTAATGTCGATTGGCGCTACGGCTCCCTTTACGTCGATGTTGCATAAGGGACGAAGGGTCTGCGCGTGAATGTTCCGCGTGATCTTGAGTACCTCGCATAAATGTAACCTAAACCTAAAGGAGACTAGCAATGGCTGGTATTCAAGGACTGCGGGGCACTGGACAGTTTACAAACGACTTCCGCCCTAAGAACTATCGCGAACTTTTTAGTCTGCTTGAGCCAAATGGCAATGCACCGCTGAACGCTTTGATGTCAATGACTTCTTCTGAAGCCACTGACGATCCAGAGTACAAGAACTTCCGTGACGAGCTTCCTGCTCGTGCATTGGTAGCAAATGGTGCCGCAACAAATAGCGCCACTTCAATTACTATCACTGACAACGACGCTGGTACGTTTGCTGTGGCTGGTACACTTATTGTGAACTCAGCTACTGGCGAAGTAATGCGTGCAACGGCTGACAGCACAGCAACTCAACTTACTGTTGAGCGTGCTATCGGTGGCGGCGCAGCGGCTATCGCTGACGGTGCTGAGTTGTTCATCGCGGGTACAGCGTACGAAGAAGGCGCGACATCACCAACTGGCATCTCATTCGATGCGAGCGTGGCTTCCAACTTCACACAAATTTTCCGTACTGCCTTCACAGTTACAGAAACTTTGCGTGCGACTAACCTTCGTACAGGCGACAAAGAAGACGAGATGGCGACTAAAGCTCTCAAATTGCACATGCAAGACATTGAGCGCGCTATGTTTTTTGGCAAAAAGCACGAAGCTAATGCCTCTTCTTCACAGCCAACTCGCTACACAGGCGGCTTGATCAACACAATCACTAACGTGAATGACCGATCAACTGCATCAGGCGCAATGACTGAAGACCAGTTTGACCGCGCTCTGATCGAGGACGTGTTCGCTTTCGGTTCAAACCAGAAGATCATGTTCTGCGGCGCTAAAGTTGCAGGCCACCTTCAGAAGTTTGGCAAAGACCGTTGGCAGCCGACTGTTGTTGAGGGCACGTACGGTGTGAACCTTACTCGTTATTCAACCTTTGCAGGCGACTTGATGGTGCATTTGCACCCACAATTCCGTCAGGTGCCAGGGATGGACAACGCGGCGGTGATCATTGATTTCCCTCACTTAAAGTATCGCTTCATGGAAGGTCGCGACACACAGTTGCTTCGTGATCGTCAAGCGAATGATATGGATGCGGTCAAGCACGAGTACCTAACCGAGTGTGGTTTGGAATTGCTTCAAGATAAGACGCACCATTACATCAAGAACTGGAACGCTGTAGCTTAATCCTCCCAGATAGCTACACGACTAGAGAGGGCTGCGCTTATGCGTGGCCCTTTCGCATTAGGGACGACTACACCGCATATAAACCCCATAAATGAACAGACAATCCCAAAGGAGAAGCTCAATGGCACGCAAACGCGCACGTACAGAGGACGGTCACTTCGTAGCTGACGATCCATCCACGCCCGAAAACGAGGCATGGACCGAAGATAAGTCCGAGCGACGTGAGGCTGCGTCCAAGAAAGCAAAGGCAAAGAAGGCTCCCGCGCCTCAATCTGCATTCACCATGTTCGTATCATCAAGCCCAGAAACTTCCGTTTACGACCTACGGGTTGGCGAAGCGCGAGTTCGCGGTATCTGGGATGGCTCACGGCAGCACGTAAGCTGGCGCGTACCATCGGATTTGACCGAAGCTCTTATGAAGCACCACATGGTTTGGTCTGGCCGAGTGATTAACGCAGAGGAAGACTAATGGCTGAAAAGAGCGTACAGAAGCCCTTCGCTGCGGGCAGGGGCGACCACTCCCCACTGGAAAACTTAGTACGCTCTGCTCTCGTTAGAGCGGGCAACTTCTCTCCGTCTCGTGTGGATGGTGAGGTCATGATGCTCATGATCGAACTTGCCAACCGAGTGATCGAGGACTTGCGGCAGCATCCATACTATAGCGGCGAAGATATTGATTACTACAACGACATAACTGAAATACGTCCCATACCCGACATGATCATGATTGATGGCCTAACGGCTCATTACTTCATTCAGCAAGGCTCGGACAAGGCTATGATCTTTCTTCAGTTGTATCAGGCGAACATGGCCAACCTGTTGCACGAGCGTTCGTACGGAAACAAGAAGTACGAAATGAAGATAGTGGATGGCGGATCTAATCACAGGTACATGTAATGTCGAGACTTGCCTACTCCCCAATATCTATAAAATCCACAAGCCGTACTTATTACGGCTTTCGTGGTATTGATCGCTCTCGCGACGTTACTGCGTTGGAGACCGAGGAGGAGCAAAATTTTTGGCAGTTAGACAACTGCTATGTTGACTACCGAGGTCAGCTTATTCGCGATCCAGCCTTCTATCTTCATCAAGGATCGAACCGATTTCCTGTAAAGTGCTTGCGCTTCTACAACCGTGATGGCGTGTGCTTTGCGGAGGAGGACGCGGCGGGAACTCACCTCGCGTCTGATCGAGGGCATAAACTTTTCAACGCGTTTGCCAAGAATGCAATCGTTTCTATGACTAACTTCCAAGGTAAGGTGCATATCTTCAATCAAGATACGCGTATGTACCGATATGATGGGTTTGAGTTCTCGACATCTACGGCCTCAATCAAACCAAAGTTCGGCGTACCTATTCAGCGCCGCCTGGCTACTGCTGGGTTTAAGGATAGACCCACGACTATTGAGTTTTCTCGCGTAGACAATCCCGACATCTTCTTGGAAGAAGAAGCGCCTACCGAAGAAGTCACACGAGCAGCGTTTATTGACATCAGTAACCTTATCGGAACAGCCGATGAGATTGTTGGAATGGGCACGTTTGAGGCTAACCGCCTTGCTGTTTTCACTAGAGACCAGACGTTAGTTTATATAATCGACCCAGACTTTGAGGAGTGGCAGCTCGACAGTCGTGCCAATCTTCGTATCGGGTGTATATCGCACAATACGATTGTGAACGCTGGCTCCGATCTTTTGTTCTGCTCTCGTCGCGGCATCCACTCAATTATGCGCTCCGAGCAAAACGGCATTACCATTGCTGAAGCATCTTTGTCTGATGAGGTCGAGCCTCTATACCAAGAACTCGTACGTACAACGCCAAATCCCGAGAGCATATCGGCGGTCTATGACCCTGATACGCAGTCCTATCACGTATTCTTTCCAAGGCCAGGTGGCACCCAGACAACCCGACTGTCTATGAACTTTCGCGCTGGGTACAAGCTCGTAAACTTTCAGTTAGGCGATACCCTTCTGCCGCGTTGCGGCACGTTCTTGGGCGGCAGACTAATGTTCGGAACAGCCGATGGTGTGTACGAAGCGACCGCGCGTACGTTTGTTCAGGATACGGGTCTTTCAGATCTTCGTAGATCTCCAATGAATGCAGAGACCCCAGTTCTTTGGCTGGGTGACTTTCTAGGAACGAAGAGATCTCACACATTTATTGTGCAAGCAACTGGTCGTGGCCGTTTCTACGTAGACATTACAGATGAAAATGGTTCTGACATCGGGTCTATTGAGGTGAACCTTGATCGTATTGAAGGTGATAAAAGGTGGGGCGATGCTCCGCTGGTTCAAGACTATTCTTTCCCGTTTAACCACGTTTTCCGTGGGCTTCGCCTACGCTTTCGTACGGAAGACAAAGACGTTGATACCGACTGCACGGTTATCAGTTTCGCGTTCCTATTACACAAGGAGAAATAAGATGGCTCGCTTAAAAGTCCTGTACCCAGGAAACCATACGAGTTCAGGAAATATCGGCGCAGACATCGAGAATATCGTGCGCTATCTGAACTCTGCTGAACTAGGAGACAGCACTGTTGCTGAACTCTTAAAGATTTTGTTCGATAAAGAGGGCGTGTTGCAAGCTCCTGTCCAAATCAGGAACGACAATATCAACGGCCTTGAATACCGAGTTGGCAGTTACGCTGAAGCGGAAGATGGCTGGAAGTCTCTTGCAACAGCTACGGAGCTGCGCGGGGCCGCTGGGTCTGATGTGGGAACTATCGGGGCACCGTTATTTTCATCACGTCTCGACCTTGTTATCAACGCGGCAGACGGTGACGGAGTTATCGAAAACCCAACAGGCTCGGTCACTTTTAACTACATTCACGAGATCGCTGATCGTATCGTAGTATACCTTAACGGCGCTCTTCTGGCGGAGGCGGATTACACGAACGACCCTGCCGCTAATACAGTGACAATGAATGACGCAACGGACGCTGACGATCTTGTAACAATTTACAAGGTTCAGTCTGCCAACGACAGTGGGTTCACACGGCAAGACGTGCTGGCTGGTCAGTCTCAGGCTGTGTTCCCATTCGTACACAACGAAGATCAAAAGGTTCTCGTGTATCGAAACGGCATCTTGCAGCGACAGGGCGGTACGAACGATTACACCCAGCAGCCTGCTAACTCTACAATTACATTTACTTCCGCCTTGGTTGAGAACGATCTTGTTACGTTGGTCATCGTGGAAGACACTTCTCAGGTTCGCGTTTCGGGCCTCATGACTGAGGATAAGTTTACAGATAGTAATGGCTTCGTACCATTCTCAAAACTTTCCATCTCGGATGATGAGATCCCTCAGACCAAAGTAAACGGTATCTCTACGCTCTTGGCAAACCGTGGGCGCGTTTACGTTAGCCCATCCGAGCCTCAGTCTGCTAATGCTGGCGACTTCTGGGTGGACATCGCGGCCTCACCAAATGTATTGAAATTTTACAACGGAACAGGCTGGCTCCTAACCTCACCAGACACAGGTATTCCTGCGTTTGCTACGACGAACGCGCTTCAGTTCTTGCGCGTAAACTCAACTGGTGGTGGGCTTGAATTTGCCGACGTAGACTTCACGGCCTTGATACCCAAGACCTATATCGGTGCAGCCGATGGGGTTGCTGGACTAGATGCTACGGGTCGCCTTCCAATCGCGCAGCTTCCCGATACGTTTGCTACGCGGTCATTCTTCTTCCAGAAAGATGGCTCGATCTCAAACCAAGATTTAGTGGTTACTCGGGCCTTCAAGCAGAACGTACGAATAGACGCGATAGCCGCAAAGACAAACGCGGGTACTGCCAATATTCAGCTAAAAGTTAATGGCATCAACGCGG